ACCGTCAGGGGCGAGGCGCACACCTCATACGCATTGTCAAGGACGGTGACAAAGTTCATCTTGTATGAGAGCAGCGTGATAATAGCTCTGGGCATAGACATGCTCCTGCACGTCTTCAACGTATGGACTCTGGTGCATCTCTCCCCGTTGAGGAGCGTGCCGGTCGTGACAATCGTCATCGGCATACTGCTGTGCGTGATAGAGCTGTACAGCATCAGAGAAATGGCAGACCGCAAGACACGCAGGCACATGGCGCAGATAGAGACCGCCATCTCGGAGCGCGTGCTTGACAAGGTCGTTGATAATCTTATTGACAAAATGAACCTAAGGATAAACAAGGAAGATGAAGATGAGGAATAACATTAGAGGCCTTTTTCATGAGGGTAAGAAAATGGTCGTCGCACTAGCGAGCGTCTGCCTGTTGTGCGGCTGTGCCAGCAGTATAGGGACAAGAATTAAGCACAGGGTGCGTTTCGGCTACACATACGATGCCGACACTATCAGAAGACCGGACACGGTGATGATAAGGAGCGTTGCCGACAGCTCTTTTCGGGAGTTCTACAAACGCAACGTGAAAAGGAAAAGCGTGACGACAAGGAACTATTGATTATGGGAATACTTTCTCTGTTTACTTCATAATTTGTTTTTAGTAGTTTTTCCTCCCTGCCTTTCGGGGTGGGGAGGTTTTTGGAGGAATAGTCATGGAAGCAAGCAATCTATTGATAAAGAAAATCAAGGAGTTCGAGGGCGTGAAGCTCACTGCCTATAAACCGGTGAGCACCGAAAAGTACTGGACTATCGGGTACGGACACTACGGCAGTGATGTAAAGAAAGGACAGAAAATCACGTTGCAGAAGGCGGAGGAACTGCTGTTGGGCGACCTGAAAAAGTTTGCCGATTACGTCAACACAGTGCCAGGCATCACCAAGCAGGGACAGTTCGACGCTGTAGTTGATTTCTGCTTCAATCTCGGCATCAGCTCATTTGCGCATTCGACGCTCCGCAAGTACATAGTAGCTAAGAAGTCCGACAAGCTCATTCAGGCGCAGTTCCAGCGTTGGGTGTACAGTGGGAAAGTGAAGCTGAAAGGACTTGTGAAACGCAGAGCGTGGGAGGCGATGAGATGGGCTCAATGAACGAAGACGACTTGAAACTCCATATCGTGGCGACCATGATAGCCTTGGCGTGCATGCTGGCGGTCATGTGCTGTAGCTGCAGGCCAGCGGCAGAGACCGTCTATGTCAACCGGACAGACACCGTTTACAGAACCAACAGCCGCACAGACAGCGTTTTCGTTCATGATTCAGTGCACCTGCATGACTATGCAGTCGGGGAGACGGTTTACAGCACGAAGACGGTGTTCCGAGACCGGTTGCGCTACAGGGACAGGACAGACACGGCGTACATCAGCCGTACCGACACCGTCTTCAAGGAAACAGTGATAGAGAAAGGCAAACGGCAAGGGTTGTTAGCTAAGTGCAAGACGGGTGCCGAAATTGGCATCGGGGCATTGCTTCTTCTGGCTCTCCTCTCTATCATCATCAAGGTAAAGACTAGAATCTAAGCTTTATTTGTGTATGGGTTAATAATTCGTTATTGGTCACCGGTATGTGAATATAGGTGGCTTTTTTATTCAGTCTTATTTGGGAATCCAGAAAAAAAGATTACCTTTGCATGCGACGGACGCATTCCCGAATTTGCCGTTTTTCTGACATTTTTGTTGCTCCGTTGTTGCTCAAAATTATTTTGTACTCACAGAATGCGCTATCCATCGGAGGTGGCGCATTTATTATAACATTCCGCTATATATTGCGGCTTCAGACTAAAGCATTCCACATCCTTCATGTTGCGTATCTGTATCTGATACCCGCATACAAATGCTCTGTCATACAACCTGTTAATACCATCCGGACGAATCTCCAGCTTCAAGTTCGGCAGCAGCCCCTCCAATGCCAACAAACTGTCATAAACCCTCTCAAACTCCACTACCATCGGAGCATCCACCAAATCACTATTCCACATCTTTCTCTAACTATTTCCTAATTTCTAACAACTCCAAACTACACACTGGAGCGAAGCTATGCATCTCCGATGCATTCCCAACTGCACTCTGAACTCTACACACTCCACACTAGCGAAGCACTGGAGCTTCGCTCCGCAGTTTCCTAATTCCTATTTCCTAATCTCTATTTCCTAAACAACCTCTCCAGTTTAAACAGTGTTCCGTATCTGGGATGATTTTCCAGTTTCTCCTGTAGTTTCTCGTTGTCGGTGACGAAGTAGCTGCCACCTCTGTCAGATGGAGTGAACGACACGTGCCATCTCTTACCGTCTTCCATTACAACATTGATATGTACCAATGTACCTGCCACATATTTCTTTCTCATAATCTTTATTTTCAATTAATTGTCCTGTTTTATTAATCCTCTAATTTAAATTCAATTTCCAGTTGTTAGTTATTAGGAAGTAGTCGTTAGTTGTCAGTAAAATCAACTGAACACTACACTCTGAACTCTGAACACTGGAGCTCCGCTCCGTAGTTTCCCGCCCGCCCACTAATTCCTACTTCCTAACAACTAATTCCTATTTCCTAATCACTAATTGCTGCCAATTTCACTCTCGCATGAGCGTTCGGGTATCGCAGATAAAGCGCAGCCACTTCCTGTATCACCACTGCGTCAGTCTTTCTCACTCCCGCTTTCTGCAAGTCGAGCACGTTGCGGCTCCAACTCAGGTGAACGGCCTTGGTCAGGTATTCAGGATCCAGCGCAAAACCGCAGTCGCTCATTCCGTTCACGTCAAACAACTCATGATGTATCGTCAGTATCTCACCGAAATCGGTCTCCCAACTCTTGAACTTCAGGTTCCATACCTCTACTGTGTCTTTCAGCCTGAACTTGTCGCTCTCTATCTTGCTCAATGCTGCCAGCATCTCGCTTCCGCAGAGCAGCACCTTGCGCTTGTTGCCTATGCCCGTGCCTACAAACAAATCCTTGCTCATGTCAACCAGCTCATCATCCTTTATCGTCACGTTGCCACTGCTGTCGCGGCTGCCTATCTCCAAGTCCTTGCCTGCCATCCACCAGATGCCGCCTGTAAACCATTGCGCGCTACCGTTCTTGCTCGTGTGGTTCACGTAGCCCTTGTCGCCAAACAAGTAGGTGTTCTCCTGAGCCAACTTCATGTCGTAGATGCTGTCTTCCTCGATGTCGCTGAATGTCCAGTTCACTTCCTTCTTCGCTATCTTGTCGAATGTGCTCTGCTCCACCTGAATCATGAAGTTCTGGCAGTATTGCACGTTTGCCGTCGGGATGTTGTTGAAACGGCCGGTCTGAACGTCAAGTTCGGCGCACGCCTTGCCCATCCTGATGAGCTTGCTGCCGGCGCTGATGGCTGGCAGGCAGGTGAAACCGCCGCTGTTGTCCTCGTTCCCGTTTAGGGCATACACCACTGGGTTGCCGGTGCTGTCATCTCTGCCGCAAACGCAAAGCACCAAGTCGGGAGTCGTCATCACGTCGTTCTTGTATATGTCGCCCTTGTAGTTGTTCTCCGCCTTCTGGTCCACCACTCTTATCGTGTCGTCTATCGTGAAGATGCTCGGGTCGCTCACCACTAGCACCATCGATGTGCCCGCTGTCTGCGCTGTCACGTCTGTCAGTAGGGTAGTGCTGATCGGACGGGTGCCCACACTGTAGTATTTCACCTCAAACGAGTCTGTGTGGCGTTCCTTTGCATAGCGGCTGATTGTGTCTATCGGTGTTGACATCGGACGTATCTTCACTATCTTGCGGTCTATGTCCTTCTGGTAGTATTCCGCGTTGTCTATGCTCTCGTCGCTCATGTCGGCACGTCCCTGCGTCTCTGTCGCTATTCCGCCATAGTCCGCGCGCAGTTCATTCCCTTCAGCATCCACGCTGTCACTGCCGTTGCCGCTGTTGGTGATGCCACCGCCGTCAAGGGTCGTCACGCCCATAAGCGCATTCATGTCCACTCCCGTCAGAACCGCCAGCAATGTCAGCACACCGCTCAACATCAGCATACCATGTTCCTTCATCACTCTCTTCACTCTCATCAAGTTTTCCATACTCATCACGCCTTCCATAGCGTAACCTCTCATCTCTCTACTCATCTCACTTTTCATAATCTCAATCTTTTTCATAGTCTTGAATTTTTGTTTGTTTGTTGAATTAATTTGTTTTGTTTCTCTCTTTTGTTTGTGGTAAATTAATTTGTTTTGTTTGTTTTGATAATTTTGTTTTGTTTCTCTCTTTTGCTTTTCAGCTTTGACAACTCCACTCTGAACTCTGAACACTGAACACTAAGCGTAGCTTAAAGGCTCCACTCTTCACTCTCCACACTTGAACGAAGTGAAATAGCTCTCCACACTACACACTAATTGAAGCACTGTCGCTCCGCGACTAAGTTTCCTAATTCCTTATATCAACTGCACTCTGAACTTCTATGTTGCAATCCAAATAATTGGGCTGCTTTTGTGAATTATTAACCGCTGTATCACAGCGGTTTAGCAATTTTAACATTCTTCCGTCAAAGCACTATCCAACGCGCCGACAAGATTTGCCGGCACATCTCCCACGGTAAGCAACAGACCTATTAGACAAACTTCATTAAGTGGACGCGGAATAGTCCGCACCACACCATACTTCTTCAGAAATATAGGTGAAACGCAACAAACTCTAAATAGATGCAGTTCTAAGACTCATCAGTACAGTATACAGGAGCCGTTTCATGAAGTTGCCTAATAGTCCGTTGTATGTCTTCTTATATGCCATTTCAACGATTGAAACATTCGTAAGGCCGCCGTCTCCTGACCACCGAGAAGATGGTGTTGGCCATTCTTCTGGCGACCTTTATTATAGCCTTTTGCGGCGGCATCCTCTGCAGGTATCTGTGATAGTCCGCCCCTATGTCGTGGTTCCTGTAAGCCATGACCCACGCGGATTCCACCAGAAGGAGCCCCAGCCTCTTGTTGCCCCTGAATGTCTTCTCGCCGTGAGACACCTTCTCACCGCTGCTGTGGCTCGTTGGGACGAGACCCAGGTAGGAGGCGAACTGGCGCTCGTTGCGGAACCTGCGGAAGTCGCCGATCTCCGTGAGCAGGGCAATCGCGACTATCGGGCCGACGCCAGGAACCGACATGAGAAGGCCGTAAAGCTCGCTGTAACGCTCGGAACGCCCCAGCTCGCGCAACTTCCTTGTGGCCCTGAGCAATGACGAGCGGGTGGATTCCACCTGCTCGAGCAGCAGGTCGAGAGAGGCGCGGGTGGAGGACAGGAGCCGGACATCGTTGCGGAGCCAGCTGATGAAGGAACTGGACCAGTGGGTGCCAGGATGCGAGAAGCGTTCGGGAATGACGACACCGTTGCTGTGAAGCAGGTGCTTCACGCGTGACTTGTAGGCTCCCAAGTCACTGTTGATGGCGCAGCGGACACGGAACACGGAACGCGCGTCAAGGTCCTCCTTGCCATGGATGTATATGCCCTTGAGAAGGCCTGCCTTCAGGGACTTGACCAGCTTGGCAGCGTCCACCTTGTCGCTCTTCATCGCCTCGTCATACTGGGTCGTCGGCACATCTGCCGCATGGATGACTAAGCACGATATGCCAACGTCCTCCAGCGCGTAATATGTCGAGAAACCGCTGAACCCCGACTCGTAAACGGCACGGTAGTCACCATCGGGATAGTGCTTGTGCAGAAAGTCAATGAGCTCTTTGGCCGAAGCCTTCTGGGTGTGCGTCTTGACAACGCCAACTTCTGGCGCTACTGCAACCACCCATGATTCCTTGTGGACATCGATTCCTATGAAAATCCTTTGCCCTTTGTAAGAAATTTTATTCCTTTGCATAATGGTACGGTTTTAGTTGTTCTACATTTGTATATTGTTGTTTTCACAAATATAGCCAGCAATTATTATCGTACCAATTTTTTTAACAAAAACTATGAAAAACACTCGGGGGAAGCCCGTCGGCAGGGGGCAGACAGCCCCCGTGAGACATCCAATGAGTGTCAACACAGCATTTCGCCTACAAACGCATTTGCAAACATAGTAACTCTAAACTCTAAACACTACACACTGATTTAAGCACTACACACTAAGCGAAGCCTTTAGGCGAAGCGTTGTTTCGTTACATTGCGAATGTGTTGAAGCCGCCGTCAACAACTGCTACTGTGCCTGTCACAAACTTGGCTGCATCGCTCATGAGATAATGGATAGTGCCGCACAACTCCTCTGGATTGCCCATCCTGCCAAACGGGGTCTGGCGTATCACGTCCTTGCCGCGCTCGGTGTAACTCCCGTCGGGATTGGTGAGAAGGGCACGGTTCTGCTCTGTTATGAAGAAGCCAGGGGCTATGGCGTTGACGCGGATGCCCTCACCGAATTTCTTGGCGCACTCATGTGCCATATATGCAGTGAAGTTGCTGATGCCTGCCTTGGCAGCTGCATAACCGCACACGCGGGTCATAGGACGGAAGGCTGCCATCGACGAGAAGTTGATGACGGAACCCTTGCCCTGTGCCACCATCGGACGAAGGAATTCCTGGGTCGGAATCACTGTGCCCGTGAGGTTGAGGTTCAGCACTGTCTGGAACGCGTCTGTGCTCAGGTCGAAGAAATTCTGGTCGGGACCTATGGTAGCTCCTGCCATGTTGCCGCCGGCTGCATTGAGCAAGGTGTCAACACGTCCGTACTGCGCCAGCACGTCCTCGCAATTCTGCTTCACTGTCTGCTGGTTCATCACGTCGGTCTTGAGGAAGGTGCACTCGCCCCCTGCCTTCGCGATGTCTTCCACTATGGCGCGGCCAACGTCTTCCTTCCTGCCCATTATCACTACCTTCGCGCCGTTCTGGCACAAGTATTTTGCTATCGTGCGTCCCAAAACGCCTGTTCCGCCAGTTATGACGGTAACGTTATCTTTGATGTTGAATAGTTCGTTCATGTCTTTGTCTTATGTTTTGTTGTTGTTTTATTTCTTTAATTTGTCTCTAATCGAAAAATCCTGGTTGCTTGTAGGGCAAACCCAGTTCTCTATCTACTGTAGCTATTATGCCTTGCACCTGACCCATAGCGAACATTCGGCCAAGGAAGGAATAACCGGCATTGTAACCGCGGTCTTCATCGCCCAACATCGTCATGCCGTGGTCAACACGCATCGGCAGCGACGGGTTCTCTTTCTCGAATATCCTCACCAGTTCTATCAGGTCGGCACGGCCACCAAGATGGCTCGCCTCGGTGAAATCGCCGTTGGGGAATATATGGCACGAACGGAGATGCACAAACCATGTGCGTGAAGCGTACTTGCGTGCCAGGTAGGTTATGTCGTTGTGCTTGCCTGCCGACAATGAACCGGCGCAGAACGTCAATCCGTTGTGAGGATTGTCAACTGCCTTCAAAAACCATTCTATGTCTTCGTCGCAGGTGACGATGCGTGGCAATCCCAAAATCGGGAATGGAGGGTCGTCGGGATGAACGCACATGTTCATGCCGTATTCCTCACAAACGGGCATGATGGCGGACAGGAAATAGCGCATGTTCTCGCGCAATTGTGCCTTGTCGATGCCTTTGTAGAGGTCGAGAAGTTGGCGGAACAATTCCACCGGATGCTCATCGTCTTCCTTGATGTTGCCGCTCACGAAGCCCTGGGTCTTCACTATGATATTGTCAACCAGTTTGTGGTCGTCGTCTGCTGTCATCGTAGCCTTCAGTTTTTCCACTTCTGCAAGCACATCTTCCGGATAGTCCTTCTCCGCTCCCTCGCGCTTCAAGATGCAAATGTCGAAGTAGGCGAACTGTGCGTGCGAGAAATACAGATTGGTGCTGCCGTTGGGATTGGGGTGCGACAAATCGGTGCGGGCCCAGTCGAGCACTGGCATGAAATTGTAGCATATTGTGTGGATGCCTTCTGCCGACAGATTCTTAAGGCTCTCCTTGTAACGCTCTATCTGCTCGTCACGGTCAGCACCGCCATATTTGATGCTCTCCACTACTGGAAGGCTCTCTACCACGCTCCAGCGCATTCCGTAACTCTCTATGTATTCACGCAAATCGCGTATCTTCTCACGTGTCCACACCGCGCCGTTGGGCACATCATGAAGGGCTGTCACTATACCCTCTACTCCTATCTGACGGAGCATCGGCAAGGTTATCTTATCCTTCTTGCCAAACCATCTCCATGTTCTTTCCATAATTCTCCTCTATTTTTATTTTTTGCTTTTTATTTCTTGCTTTTATCTTAATCCCTTGCCTTCAGTCTTTTATTACCATTTCTGAGCGCAAAGTTACAACACAAATTCCCATTCTGTTCCCCATCCGTTAAGAAACCAACTCTATTATTCCTAATTCTCAACTGAACTCTGAACTCTACACACTAAGCGTAGCACTGAGCGAAGCGTTTTGGCATCTCTTATTCATCTTTGATGAATGCAACTGAACTCTGAACTCTGAACACTACACACTAAGCGAAGCGACTAGTTTCCGTCCGGCTTTGTCGCATCCACCGTAGCTGAGTCATACCACTTGAACGTCGTGTAGTCATCGGGTGCCGACGGACTGAAGTCAACCCAATCACCGCGAAGATGATCCACCAACGGCAAATTGAGTTTCTTCATGCCCATTACCACCATCTTCGACACTTCGTAAGCTCCAAATGGATTGAAGTGGGTGTTGTCTGCCAACTCACGCTCGCCGTATTTGCCAGCAGGATAGAACACCAAGGCCTTAGTGCTGTTGTCATATCCCAATGTCTCAAAGAATGTCTTGGTCATGCCGTTTATGTCGATCACTGGCACGCCCTCGCGCTCTGCCACGCTCTTCATCGCTGCTGGGAACTCACCATGGGTGTTAACTATCGTGGTCTTGCTGTCATCAAAACGACGGCGCTGGGTCGGAGTGCAGAAAATGATGTTGCCGCCTGCCTTCTTCACCTTGTCAACAAATATCTTCAACTGATAAACATAGTGATACCACGCTCCGTCACCGTCATATTTCTCTTTCTCGTCATTATGGCCAAACTCGCAAATCACGTAGTCACCAGGACGTATCATCGAAAGTATCTTGTCGAGACGATGGCCGTTGATGAATGTGCGGGCGGTCAAACCGCTCTCTGCATGGTTGCTGATGCACACGCTGCTGTCAAACCAACGGGGTATCATCTGTCCCCAACTGGCGTATGGCTCATTGGGCTGGTACACCACTGTGGAGTTGCCGCAAAGGAACACTGTCGTCGCTGTCGTGTCGGGTGTCACCTTTATCGATGTTATCGCTGGCGATTCGCCTGTCACCTCTAATGTCAGTTTATCATCCCAATGCAAATAACCCTTCTCGCGCTCTTTCAGCGACACTCGCATCTCTTTCTCCCCGTCCTTGGTCATCATCACAAACTTGGGAGAACGCTTGTTCACCACAAAGTCCATGGTCTTGGTCTTGCCCTTAGCGGTGACAACATTTTCGGCAAGCAGGCGACGGCACTCAGCGCGAAGAGTGGTGTTCGAACTGCGTTTCTTCGTTCCAAATGTCACACTCACCTTGTAGTTGCCGTCAGGCACCTTAAACGAGAAATAATACGGAGATTTGCTCCCTTTCTTGGGCACGCCTGTTATGTCGTAACCATAACCTGTCGCATCGCTGTAAACAGGTTGCGACTTGCTCATGTCGATGTCAAATGTCTGTCCGAATGCCAGCAATGGCAGCATGGACATCAGTGATAACAATAACTTTTTCATGATATCTTTTGATTTTTGTCTTGTACTCATTTTCTTTAAGTCGTTAATTGTTTATCTCAACACACCGCCCGACAACTTGCCTCGATTCGCCCCAGCAGTTCCTGCATACGAATCAGTCTCACCAACAGTTAAACCGACTTGCTGGTTAAGATGATTTCCTAATTCCCAGC